CGCGACAGCTTATGTCGCGCTTGTCTTGGCCGTGAATACGTATCCCAGAAAAAAGTAAGAGCCGTCAGGTGGTAGGAACACCCGACAGCTCGGAAAAGATAGAACACGTTAATTATAGCACAATTTGGAGAATTGAAAAGTGAATCATGAAGCATATGACATCATTGAATGTCATGACCATGGCGGCTGGCTCAAAGGCAGAGGACGCGGCATAGGCGGAAGCGACGCAAGCTCGATCGTTGGCAAGAACCCGTACAAAGACAACATCCAGCTTTTCGAGGAGAAGACCGGGCGATCAATTCCGGAAGACATCTCTGATAAGCCGTATGTCCAGTACGGACACGACGCAGAGCCGCTCATCCGGCAGCTCTTCGCTCTGGACTATCCAGAGTACGAGGTGATCTACCATGACTGGCGGATTCTCAGGAGCAAACAGTATCCATTTCTTCAGGCGTCCCTTGATGGGGAATTGCGGGAAAAGGAAACAGGCCGGATGGGAATCCTTGAGATTAAGACCACAAATATCTTGCAGTCGATGCAGAAAGAGAAGTGGAATGACAGGATTCCGGACAACTACTACATCCAGATTCTGCATTACCTTCTCGTCACGGGATATGACTTTGTTGTCCTTAGGGCACTGCTCCGTAGTGACTGGGGCAATGACAGAAGGGCAAGCATAAGAAACTACTTCATAGAGAGGGAAGAGGTCGAAGATGATCTCGATTACCTTCTCAGTGAAGAGATCAAATTTTGGCGGTACGTCGAGGCTGGAAGAAGGCCTGCTCTGGTACTGCCGGACATCTAAAGAAAGGAGAACAGAAACACATGCAGATGCAGATAATCTCTCCGCAGGAAGGCGGCTTTTTGACCGAAATCAAATGGAACAATAAGCAGCTCCTTGCTGAGATCACAGCGAAGACAGAGGAGTACAAAAATGTCGTCTACACGGACGATGGATGGGTGAAGACAGCAAAGTCCGACAGGGCAAAGCTCAACAAGCTGCGCACATCCATCGAGACGGAGCGCAAGCGCATCAAAGCCGCAGTCATGAAGCCGTACAACGACTTCGAGGCACAGGTTAAAGAGGTCATCGCCCCGATAGACGATGCCATGGCTTCTATAGACAAACAGCTCAAGGCTGCCGATGAGAAGTACAAGACGGAAAAGATGGCCGAGATTCGTGAGGCATTCATCGAGGAAGGATTTCAGGACTTTGTCGACCTTGAAATGATCTGGGATGAAAAGTGGCTCACAAAGGCCTACACGATCAATAAGGTCAAGCAGGATCTGCAGGCCAAGAAATTTGAGATCGGCACAGCGGTCATGACGATCCATGGCCTGTCGGAGTACTCTTTCGAGGCGCTTGATTATTACAAGCGCACGCTCGACCTCACAGGTTCTCTCAATGAGGCACAGCGTCTTGTAGAGCTTCAGAGACGCAAGGCAGAGCAGAAGGCTCTGGAAGAGGAACGCAAGCGAAAAGAAGAGGAAGCCAGAAAGGCCAAAATCGAGGCTAAGAAGGTTGCGGATGAACAGATTCAGGCCGAGACGCAGAAAACGCGTCTGGGAGGCGCTCAGGGACTCACAGAGGTATCCAACGTGCCAGCCGAAGAGAAGAAAGAGCTCATCCAGCTCGATTTCCGGGTATGGGGAACAAAAGAACAGCTCATCGGACTCAGACAGTACATGAAGGACAACAACATCAAAGTTGGAAAGGTAGGGTAAAGCATGGCAGTAAACAATTCTTTGGCAGCAAGTAAACAGAAGATGGGCATCACAGCGTATCTGACAGGTGATGCCGTCAAGGCACAGATAAACAAAGTGGTCGGAGGAAAGAATGGAGACCAGTTCATTTCAAGCGTAATTGCAGCCGTGCAGAACAATCCGGGGCTCAAGGAGTGCACGAATCCCTCGATTATGTCGGCGGCCCTCCAGGGACACGCCCTGAAGCTCTCACCGTCCCCTCAGTTAGGACAGTACTACATGGTCCCCTTCAGAGACAAAAAGAGAGGGACCACAGAGGCACAGTTCCAGCTCGGATATAAAGGCTACGTTCAGCTCGCCATCCGGTCTGGGTACTACAAGAAGCTCAATGTCCTTGCAATCAAAGAGGGCGAGCTGATCCGCTACGATCCTTTAAACGAGGATATAGAAGTTAATTTGATTGAGGACGACATTGCAAGAGAGGAAGCCCCGACAGTCGGCTACTATGCCATGTTTGAATATACAAACGGCTTTAGAAAGACCTTGTACTGGAGCAAGAAGAAGATGGCTGCACATGCCGAAAAATATTCCTTCGCTTTCGCCCGTAACGGTGGTCTGAGATCTCTTGAAAAGCTGGAAGCCGGTCAGATCCCGGAAAAGGACATGTGGAAGTATTCGAGCTTCTGGTTCAAGGACTTCGACGCGATGGCCCTCAAGACAATGCTGAGACAGCTTATCAGCAAGTGGGGCATCATGAGCATCGACATGCAGAAGGGTTATGAGTCTGACATGGGAGTTATCCGTGAAGATGGCACTGTCGACTATGTAGAGGTCGAGACGGACAACACGGATGACAATATCGTCGACATGCCCGAATCCCCCGAAGAAGAGCCCGTAAAGGAAACACAGGTTCCTCCTGCGCCGGCACCGGCCGATACGGATCCGGAAGATGACGATCCTTTCGCCGCTCTTTTATAACAAATTACAAAGAATAACTCCCGGTCCATCTGTCCGGTGGACTGGGGTAGCAAAAAAGTACCAGAGGTGGTTTATGGCAAAAAAAAGAATGTTCTCGATCAGCGTGGTCGACTCTGACAATTTCCTGGATATGCCCCTGTCGGCGCAGGCTCTTTATTTTCACCTTAATGTCAGGGCTGATGATGATGGGTTTGTCGATAATCCGAAGCGGATCATGAGGACTATAGGGGCAGCAGAAGACGACTTAAGCATCCTGATACTTCGGAGATTCGTTATCCGATTCGAGGATGGGGTTGTGGTCATTAAGCACTGGAGGGTACACAACACGATCCAGTCTGACCGCTATACGAGGACAGTTTACGAAGAAGACCTTGCCAGACTGGGACTCAAGAAGAACAAAGAGTATACGCTGCGGACTGATGTTGGAAACACAATGGATACAGTTTGTATCCAGACTGGAAACAATATGGAAACGAAGCGTATCCAAGCTGTTTCCACAGATATAGATATAGATATAGATATAGATATAGATAAGGTTAGTAAAGGTTTAGGTAAAGGTTCAGATATAGATAAATACTCTGATATAGGTATACATGATAATGCCGGTGCAATGGAAAACGATGAGCAGGAAGACGTGTTCATTTGCATCCCATTGAAGACCGGCGAAGGTGAATTTCCCGTGGACGAGAAGTATCTGGAGAAGCTGAAAGATCTTTATCCTGCCGTAGATGTGGAACAGGAACTCAGGAACATGGTTGGATGGTGTGACTCAAACCCCAAGAACCGGAAGACCCGGAACGGCGTGAAGCGGTTCATAACCGGCTGGCTTTCGAGGTCGCAGAATTCTGCAAGAACTGACAGAGCACAGGGTTATGCAAGGAAGGACGTCAGGAATATGGGGACAGAGGAGTACATGCAGAACACGGACGGATGGTATCAGGGATGAACAACGAGGAATTCGACAAGATAAGGGCTGCCATCAAGAGCGCATGGCCCGGCAAACAGATCATGCAGAGCAAATTTGAGATAAACCTTTGGTTCAGGGCTCTGTGCGACCTCGATTACCAGATCTGCCAGATGGCACTACTTGAGCTCATCACACAGTCGGTGTTTCCCCCCAGCATCGCTGAGATCCGGGCGAAATACGCAGAATACACGCATCCGCCAGTAAAGACATCCGGTGAAGCGTGGGAGGACGTGAGGATGGCAGTGAGGAAGTATGGATTCTACCAGCCGGAAGAAGCGCTCAATTCGCTCGACCCGCTTACAAGGCAGGCTGTGCAGTCCATTGGGTTCCAGACCATCTGCATGTCGGAGTCAGGCGTGGAGCGTGCGCACTTCCTCAAAATCTACGAGACACTGGCAAAGCGGAAAGTTATTGATGCACAGATACCCGATTCACTCAGGAGATTCAAGGCATTAAGCCAGGCAAAAGCAATGAGGTTAACAGGAGAAACAAATGAAAGCAGCAGCGGAAAAGAAGATCGAGGGGACGGAGAAGGAATTCCTGGATCTGTTCCAGAAGCTCTGCTACAGCAGGCAGAAATGGCAGGTATGGGCTGACCTTGTAAGCGCGTGGGCGTGTTCCCTCAGCAATGTGGCCGATAGATCTCCCGAGCATTTCGAAGACCGTGAGAAGGAATATGCGGACTGCATAGCACGGCTTGGAGGCGTTGATGTTCCGGCTGAGCTGCTCGCCGTGCTGACCACAGCCCTTGAAAGGGATCCGAATCAGGACTTCCTCGGGAAGCTCTATATGAGCTTGGAACTTGGGAGCCACTGGCACGGACAGTTTTTCACGCCGTACTCAATCTGCGAGATGATGTCCAGAATCACGGTGGCACAGGAAGTCGCGGAGCGGAAGGATGGGGGATATATCCCGATGACCGACCCTGCATGCGGTGCCGGAGCCACACTGATAGCAGGCCTCAACGAGATGAAACGGCTCGGGCATAACTACCAGACAGATGTGCTTGTCGTAGCGCAGGACCTTGACCGGGTGGCAGCACAGATGTGCTACATACAGTTAAGTCTTCTCGGGGCAGCGGGGTATGTGTGCATAGGTAACACGCTGACTAACCCGTGTGTCGGGCTCACGGTACTCAGGCCGATCGAGAAGGAAGGGCAGGAGCTGTGGTTCACGCCGATGTACTTCTCTGAATTGTGGGTGAGCAGACGGCAGACAGAGATCGTCAGGGGCATGATGAAGCGGATCACACCGAAGAGAAGGTCTGTAATGTTTGATTTCCCCAAAAAAGATAAGCCAGAAAAAACGCAGATTCCGCCGAAAAAAGTGGCCCCGAAAGAAACGCCAAAGAAAAAGGCAAAGAACGAGATTGAAGGACAGATGAGCATCTTCGATCTCATGGGATGAGGAATGACCGTCAGATGATAGAAAGGAGATGGCGGATGGCTAAGAGAAACTGCAGAAGGACAGCTTCTGAGCATGGAATACACGAAAGGGCCGTAAGGCTGCGGAAAATGACGGACAGCCAGTTATGCGACTTCATTGATGAGCAGATCGCATTATCTGAATCCAATGGGTACCACAAAGGGAGCAAGGACGGATATTCTCAGCGCCGGGAAGAAGAAAAGTCGGTTGTCGCATCGTTCCTGTCAAAGCTCAAAGAAGAGAAGGGCAGCGGGATCGGGGCAGTGACATTCAAGAAGCTCATGGAGAAAGCGAATGAATACGGATATTGCTAAGAATGCCCAAAACAGCATGAGGGGACGCAGGTCACGGGCGGAAGGCGAATGGTTCGAACGCGTGATTGAGATCGCAGGGAGCTTTTACGAAGACCGGGGAATAGCGGTCCTGGACAAGACTCCGGAGCCGATGAGGGTCATCAGGCCGATGGGGAACGGGCAGTTCCTCGCCCGGTTCGAGAAGATGGCCCAGCCGGACTTTAAAGGGACGCTGTGCGACGGAACGACGATATTGTTTGACGCGAAGCATACAGAGACAGACAGGCTCCGGCGGAACGTTGTGACATCCGAACAGGAACGGTGCTTTGAACGGTATTCGTCAATGGGAGCAAGGTGTTTCGTCGTGGCGGGTATAAGGTTCCTTGATTTCTTCCGTGTTCCGTGGGATGTGTTCAGGGACATGAAGAAGATATACGGGCATCAGTACATGACCCTTGAAGAGCTGGAAGAGTACAGGGTCTTATATCGCGGGGGAATCCTGAGATTCCTCGACGGCATAGAGATAACCGATAGAGAAGAGGAGATGAAAGATGGTAATTGAAAAAAATCTGATGGCGTCAGCGATCAAGAAGGTGAAGAGTGTAATTCCGAAGAAGTCGACAATGCCGGCGCTGGAAGGTGCTCTGGTGAATGACGGATATCTGATAGCAACGAACACAGAGATAGCCGTACAGGTGAAGCTTGACGAAGGGAAAGGGGAGAAATTCATCCTTCCCAGCAAGGCTCTGGACATGATCTGCAACATGCCGGAAGGAGATATCCGCATCGAGTGCGACGAGAAGATGATGGTGACGCTTCAGTCAGGCAAGATCAAGAACAGGGTGGTGACGGTCCCGGCATCAGGGTTCACCTTCGACGACATCCGGGATGTGAGCGAAGAGAATGCGACGGTTAACGGAAAGGCATTCATGCAGGCGCTTTCCCGTGTCTCTTTTGTTGCCGACGCCAAGAGCACGAACTCACTCATGAGAGGCGTGTACTTTGAAGGGAAAGAAGATGAGATCGTAATGGTCGCGATTGACGGCCACCGGATCGCAAGAACGAGCATCGAAGCTGAAGGCGTGGAAGGGATGAAGCTCCTGGTTCCGAAAGAGGCCTGCAATATGCTGGTAGCTCTCGGTATGGAGGGGGACATGCTGGTCTCATATAACAGCTATGCCGCGATATTCAAGTCAGACAATTGCGTGGTGTACACAAGGCTCATATCCGGCCAGTACTTTGAGTATGAGCAGATGTTCGGCAGAGGGGAGGTTGCAGTAAGCGCGGACCGCAGAAGTCTCTCCGATGCGCTGACACGGGCAAATATGTGCATTACCGGCGAGAATGCCAAGATACCGGTGATCTTCGACATCAGCGAGTGCGACTTAGGGGTGTCCGTATTCAGCGGGTCGAACGATTACCACGAAGTTATAGGACTTCCTGAGAGGGCAGCGAGCCCGATCAGGATGGGATTCAATCCCAGGCTGATAAGTGATGCGCTGAAGTATTTCATGGATGACGAGGTGGGACTGGAATTCACAGCCCCGAAGATGCCCTTCTACATCTCGGAAGAATGCTCGAATCTGAGGATACTGATCCTCCCGGTAAATATCCCGCAATGATAAGCAAAGGAGGGAAGCAACGCCTGAGTGCGATTGGAGCTGATTATGAAAGATAAAGAGTTTAAGTGGATTCCGTCAGGGAAACGACAGGATGGATGTCAGGAGCGAATTGACCTCGTTACCGGCATGGCGCAGACCGTCAATCTGGAAACAGGAATGATTGAGAATTATAAGCTTGTCTGCCCTAAGTGCGGAAAAATCATCCAGAGGGAAGAACAGAGCAGGTCTTGGTCTTGGCGGGTGGGCGCAAAAGAGAAATACGTTCACCGCTGCAGGATCAAGGAGCAGACGTACCTGGCCGATTTCAACACCCTCGATATGGTCGTACCGCCTGATTTAACGATTGACGATTTCTATAAATGCGTGCGTTATGGGCTGCTTCACAAAGAGGAGGCTGTGGGGACCGAAATCCCCGTGGCTCCTATGGATGAGCAGGTGGAAGGCCAGATAACACTGGAAGAGTTTTACGGAGATCTATTCGGGAAGGAGGTGGAAAAAGGATGATGCAGATCGTCTGCCACAGCTGCGGCCTTGTACATGAGTTCAACTATACAGGAACCTATGTTGATCAGTTGATCGCGGACGGGTGGAGGGCTGCAGGCGGCTTCCTGTTCTGCCCGAAGGATGGATGCGCTAAACGCGTGATATCAAAAAAACAGGATGCCGGCGGAAAAGTCAGGTCATATACGCTGAAGGTCTTCCGCGAACACCGCAGCCAGTGGTACAAAGAGCATCCGGCGAAAAAGAACGCAGGAAGGAACACGGAGAAGTGGAAGAAGGAATTCCAGAGGCAGTGGGACGCTGCGCGGGATGACGTGAGCAAGGCTCTTGAAGAAAAGCGGAAGGGCGAGATGGCACAGAATGGAGTGGTGACAGTTGAAACATCAACTTGAAGAAGAACTTATCGTGGGACTCATGCCGTACATCCAGCCCGAGAATATCGCGGATGCGAAGCTGGTCATAACCATGAAGCTCGGAGAGTATGACGTGAAAAAAGAAGAGACGTCCCTCACGGTATATGAGGGCGATGTCAATGAACTCATCCTCCGGCGGTTCCTCGCGGCGAAGCTGGCAAAAGGGTGTTCTCCAAGAACGATAACTTGCTACAGGAACAGCGTACGTATGACCCTTGAGAAGATTGGAAAGCCCTATATGGATGTGACTGCAGATGATGTCCGGCTTTACATAGCAACCAGGATCCACAAGGATCATATCTCGAAAACAACCGCGAACAATGAGCGGAGGTTCCTTTCCTCGTTTTACGACTGGCTCCAGAAAGAAGAAATCCTCCTGAGGAACCCGATGAGAAAGGTAGAGCAGGTAAAGGAGACCAAAAAGAAGAAAAAGGCATTTACAGCCATGGAAATTGAGAAGCTGCGGTATGCGTGCAAGACATCCAGAGAGACCGCTATAGTCGAAGTGCTTCTTTCAACATGGTGCCGCGTGTCGGAATTGGCCGAGATCAAGCTGACCGATATATCAGACGGGAAAGTCACGGTTCATGGTAAGGGGGATAAGTACAGGGAGTGCTTCCTGAACGCAAAAGCCTGTTTGGCATTGGATAATTACCTGTCTGAGAGGTCAGATCAGAATCCATACCTCTTCCCTCGGGCAAAAAACGCCGGGGATGTTAAAAGCATGATTAAGGGGCACAGTAAGGAAGAACAACGTGAATGGTATAAATACTCCGATCGGGTAGATGAGACTCGCCGTACCGACACGGGAACAATCGAGGCCATCATCCGAAAAATAGGAAAACGTGCAGGTGTGGAGAACACACACCCGCACCGCTTCAGGCGTACAGGCGCGACGATGGCGCTCAGGAACGGTATGCCGATCTTACAGGTCTCTAAGATTCTGGGGCATGAGGACATCGGGACGACACAGATCTATCTGGATATCAGCATAGAAGAACTCGAACAGGCGCACAAAAAATTCAGTTATTAGAAGAGGTGAATGAAATGATGGGAGGACCGAATACAAGCATGGCAGGACTTCACGACATCCTGTTCCAGCAGCTTGAAAGGATAAGCAACGAGGATCTGAAAGGCGATGCCTTAAAAGAGGAGCTGACCAGAAGCGAAACAATCTGCGATATCGCATCGCAGATCATCAACGCAGGGGACTTGGTCGTGAAGGTCGCGAGATTGAACAACGACCTCACAGGGAAAGAGACGGAGCTGGGTTATCTCGTTGAGCAGCCCACGAGGAAAATAGGGGCAATGAAGTAAAGATGGGAAGGAGAAGGGTTTGGAGCGATGAAGAGATTGCGTTCATAAGGGAGCATGCGGCCGACAATCAGTGTTCCGTCCTTCTTGAGATGGTCAACCGGGAATTCGGGAAGAACTATGATCTCGCTCAGCTCTATAGGTTAAAGTATCGGCTCAAAATAAGGAGCCCGAACGTGACAACATTCAAGAAAGGTGTAAGGGTCAGCCCGAGTACAGAATTCAAAAAAGGGATGACTGCATGGAACAAAGGCATCCACTATAACCCGGGAGGGCGGTGCGCTGAAACGCAGTTCAAAAAAGGCAATGTCCCAAAACAACATCGGCCTGTCGGGTCGGAAAGGCTGTCGTATGGAAAGATACAGATCAAGATAGCCGAACCAAATGTCTGGGAAAACCTTTGCGTGCTTGTCTGGCAGTCAGTCAACAAGAGGCCTTTTCCGAAGGGATGTGTGATCAGGTTCGCCAACGGCGATATCACAGACTACAGTCCGGAGAACCTCGTAATACTGACCAGAGCGCAGAATGCGATCATCAACCAGAGAAATATAAAAACATGCGACAAAGAATCCTTGGAAGCTGCAAAGCTCGTGGCGGACATTATCATGGCCTCTGGCAGAAAGAAGAGAGGCGAGAAGAGAAAGGAGAAGAAATATGATACATGAGGTTGTGCCAATCGCATTCCTGGCCGTCGGTGCATTCATCGGGTTCGTGGTGGGATATGTTCTCGGCGATGAGAGGGGGAGAAGATGATTGAACTGATCGGTGAGGCCGCCATGCTTGAGATGCTGGCCGAAGAAAGCGCAGAGCTGGCACAGGCAGCCCTGAAGCTTGCCAGAAAGTACCGCGGCGAAAATCCGACCCCGAAGTCGGAGATGGAATGTATAGACCGCCTGACTGAGGAGACCGCCGATGTCACTCTCATCCTTGAGCAGCTCAAAGGCATTATCTCCGAAGAGAGGGTAAAAGCCATCAAGGACCAGAAGATGGTCAGATGGAGGATAAGGATGAGAGGTGATGGGAAATGAAAGCTGTTGCCGTGATTGACATGCCGGAACGCTGCGACACATGCCCTGTGAGGCACGCGGGGATGGCATATTGTACGGTCGGGAGATTCTCAACGAGCCACTTCAATTCCGGTAAACCTGTCGATCAGAGGAAGAGGCACCCGAAATGCCCGTTGGAACCCCTCCCCTTCAAAATGTCTGAGCCTACTTACCGCGACTATGAAACATATCTGAAGGGTGCATATTTTACCTACGGCTGGAATGATTGCATAGACAGAATTGTGGGGGATGTCGATGGATTGGTTGGATGTGAGCAAGTGCCCGAAATGCGGGAAAAGAACGAAGGTATACGACTCGCGAATTATAAAGAATCGTCTGATACGGTATCGGGAATGCCCGGACTGCTGGATCCGGTACAAGACGATTGAGGTCGATTATGAAATCTGGGCAGTAATGTCAAAGGAAAAGGAGGTGAAATAGGTGCTGATTTTAGGGATTGTGGTCACGTCGTTCTATTTCCTGATCGGGAACGCCGTACTGCTGATCTTCCACACGAACGCTTACGGGAAGGGGAAAATCAACGTTGCCGATTACATCAAGTGGCAGTGGCTCTGGCCACTCCCGGTGCTTTATGTGATCTGCATCTGCATCAGGAACCTTGCCAGAAAAATGGCGCGGAAGGTATGGAAGGAGAAAAAAGAAGGCAATTAAGAACTAAAGATGCTGATATTTTTCTCGGAATAAAAGAAAAGAGGTTGAAATGGGAGAATCAAGAAAATTAATCGATTTGGAGCAGAACGGATATACGCGGTTTGTGTGCCCGGTGTGCGGCGCAACTGTCCTGACAGTGGATAATGAGAATGTAAATGAGGACCTTAAGATTGAAGTGACATGCCTTCACTGCGGATCGGGAGTCTACTATGTCGGGGAACCGGCCAAAAAGGAGTGATCGAGACAATGGGAAAAAGCCGGAATGATGTATTAAGGCTGATTGAGGAGCTGAATGGAAGCGGAGCTATCAATCCTTCCGCATATACAGCTCTTAAGGATGCCGTAAATGAAATGAATGTCGAGCCCGAGTGGAAGCCGATCGAAGAGTATGGCACGCCGGAAGAGAAGGTGAATGAGTTCTTCAAGGCTGTGGGAATCGAGAAGAACATGTTCTCGGAGAAAGTCCTCGTGACACTTTGTGACAAAAAGGTTGTAAGCGGAGAAATAGAACCTTACGAGGGAGACCGATTCGTGAGAGAAGGAAGGTTTTCCAGCGGTAAGTTTGATAGACCGCTTCTTAGCAAAAATGTGGAACCGATCGCATGGATGGACATGCCGGGAGTGTATAAAGGGAGCCTGGATGCATGAAGAGTGTGTTTGAGATGATGGAAGAAGAGGGGGTTGAAGAAAAAAAGGCTATATTCCTCCAGAAGCAGAGGTGCTTTACGTACGAAATGAAGGTGCGGTATGCGGAGAATATCGCACGGGAATTCTACAATGAGGCGCGTGAAAAAGGGTATCACACGCATGTCTCTGTTGGCGGTCTTGATTCGATTACCTTGGCATATTTCCTTCGTGACCATTGCGGATATCACGATATTGAGCTTATCAGCTGTTCAGGATTGGAAGATAGGAGCATCCAATATGTGCATCGGCTTATGGGGGTAACAAGACTAACGCCAGCAAAACATACAGACGGGCCGAGAGAGGGTAAGCCATGGACGAAAATGGAAATACTCCAGGAGTATGGATTTCCTGTCCTGAGTAAGGAAATAGCCGGAAAGATTGAGCTTCTTGAAAATCCCTCGGAAGACAATAAAACCGTCAGGCACGCGATCATAACCGGCGAAACGGGAGAATATGGCGGATGGCAGAAGAATAGCCGGATGAAGCTGTCACAGAGATGGTTGGAGCTCTTCGGCGGATATGAAAACGAAAACGAAGGAACGAATTACAAGAAGCCGGATAATTTCAAGGTGAGTCAGAAATGCTGTTACTACCTGAAAGAGAAGCCTTGTGATGATTGGGCGAAGGAACACAATTCCGTGCCATTCCTCGGCATGATGGCCTCCGAGGGAGGACGCAGAGCAAAAAGCCTCATGATGCACGGTTGTAATTATTGGGGGAAGTCAACAATCAGGAGCTGTCCTTTTGCAATTTTCTACAGACAGGACCTTCTGCAACTGGCTCTTGATTTGAATGTACCTGTGCCTGAGATTTACGGCACGATAGAGCGCAGACCAGACGGAACGCTCTACACGACCAAGGCACAGAGGACAGGATGCACCATGTGTGGATTTGGCATCCACATCGAAAAGAGACCGCATCGTTTTGACCTTCTCAAAGAGAAAAACCCGAAGGAATGGGATTTCTGGATGCACAAATGCTGTCACGATCCGGACGGGACGCCTTACGGATGGAGCAGAGTTCTCGATTACATAGGAGTTGAGTACGGTGACCTAATCAATGCCGGGCAAATACCCGGCCAGATGTCAATCAACGATTTTTTAAAGTGAAAGAGGAGGAATGACATGTTATCTGTAATTGCACTGATGAGCTATACAAACCCCGAGAGCATTGAGAAAACCATGATTGTCTTGTCGATTCTCCTTGTGATCGATGTGATCGCGCTCTTCTGGAACGCCACAAACCGTGCAGCTAACCTGTGGGGCGATGATGATTATGACGATGATGATGACGAAGATGACGATCCTTGGGAGGTTTGGGACTGATGGCTAAGGTTATAGGAATCAAAGAAGGATACTGCTCCCCTAACCTCGTTTACGACAGCGTCCCCGAAGGTTGGAGAGTAATGACCGGCGCGGTGAATCACCCAAACGGTTATCGCTGGATATGTAAAGACTTGTCGAGATTCGACGGGGGTTATAACCTTTGTCTTGTGCGGGAAGATAAGGCTATTGAATGGCTAATGAAAAATACCTAATGTCGGAGGTTTGAAAGAGTGAAAGACGGATTAATCATAGACATGTTTGCGGGTGGTGGCGGCGCTTCCGTCGGAATCGAGATGGCTCTTGGACGGTCTCCGGACATCGCGGTCAATCACGATCCTGCTGCAATACTGATGCATAAGACAAATCATCCTCATACGATGCATCTCACAGAGGATGTCTTTGAGGTCGATCTGTTGAAGTATACCAAAGGCAAGCATGTGGCTCTCATGTGGGCCTCTCCTGACTGCACGCAGTTTTCCAAAGCTAAGGGTGGGAAGCCCCGCGAGAGCGGGATACGGATGCTCCCATGGGCGGTTTACAAACATGCAAAGGCAGTTCATCCCGATGTAATCATCATGGAGAATGTCGAGGAGATACAGCAATGGGGACCGCTTGACAAGAACGGTCATCCAATCAAAGAACAGGCCGGCGAGGAATATCAGCGCTTCATAGCTGCAATCAAGAGCCTGGGATACATATTTGATTGCAGGGAGCTTGTGGCAGCGGATTACGGGGCTCCGACGACCCGCAAGAGATGGTATGCCATCTTCCGATGCGACGGGCAGCCTATAGTCTGGCCAAAGCAGACACACAGCAAGGACGGAGCTGTTCCGGGGACGGAACCATGGGAGCCAATCTGGAAGTACTTAGATCTGTTGGACTTCGGGAAATCCATTTTCGGGCGGAAGAAACCCCTCGCAGAAAAGACCATGAAACGGATCGCAGCCGGACTCAACAAGTTTGTTTTCAGAAATCCAGAACCGTTCATCGTGACGGTGAATCACGGCGGTGACAAATTCCGAGGCCAGAGCATACATGAGCCGTTGTCAACGATTACTTCAAAACATGGATATGGTGTCGTAACACCGGTTCTCGCCCCTTACATGATGCGCAATAATCATGGAGCCCCGGGAGGCAATGCAAAATCACCGCTCCTGACAATTACAACAGGTGGGCACCATGGTCTTATCACTCCAGTTTTGAGTCCATTCATTGATAAGGCATATGCGGGAAATTATAAAGGATGCGGAAGTAAGTCAGATGAACCGTTGTCGACGGTAACAACTGTAGACCATAACAGACTGGTTACCCCCATCCTGATTCAGTATCATTCCGAAACAACAAAGGACCCGAGGGGACAGTATGTTACCGAACCAATCAAGACCATTGATACGAGTAATAGATATGCGATGGTATCCGCATTCCTGACAAAGTTTTATAAATCAGGAACCGGCCAGAGTGTAATGGAACCGCTCCATACAATCACAACATCACCCGGGCACTTCGGGCAGGTGTCAATATTGGCGGTGGATTGGAAACAGCTTAAGCAATCCGGCATCGATGAGGAAACCGCTCAGAAATGCACATGGGTGTCTCAATTCATCATGGAATATTACGGCTGCGGTACAGGCCAGTCTCTGGATGAGCCGCTTCACACGGTGGTCACAAAGGACAGATTCGCACTGATCACAATTCTTGGCAGTGAATACTGCATCGTGGATATCTTTTTGAGAATGCTCTCGCCGGAAGAGCTGAAGCTGGCACAGGGCTTCCCGAAAGACTACATCATTGACCGGGATTATCGGTGGAATCCGTACCCAAAAAGCGCTCAGGTGGCGCGGATCGGCAACAGCGTCGTGCCCATTGTCGCAAGGGCAATCGTTGAAGCGAACTGCTTGGAGATCAAAGCCGGCGAACGACAGCCAAGGCTATGTGTTGCAGAAGAGAGTAACGGGCAGATTGCATTCGCATAAAGCGAGAAAGGATGAAGATATGACTATAGAAATGAGAGTCCTCAGCGCAGAACAGCTCCTGAAGGGCAATGATATCAAAGGGATTGCAAATGCCTCTAACTGGGAGAATGCATACCCGGTTACATTGGCGGGAATCATCGAAGAGGCACTGAACAACCATCCTGAAATCCTCTGGCTGATGCCGGACGGTGAGCAGGAAGTACATCATCCTGTGATCGACAATCAGGTGAATCTTTGTGATAGCTGCCGGTTTGTATTCCCGGAATGCCCTGCCGAGGCTAAGGATATGATTTATGGCAATGGGACGGGGAATGACAATATCTGCGCTTGTAAAAACTACTGTCCGAGATATGTTGATTTCCTCAATGGAGGAACCGTATATGTTGCCAAGGTATCAAGTGATCCTGAACAGAAGGTCCAGGAATATGAAACAGGAGCAATCAGTGCGGAAGCAATCCGCAAAGATGTTCTGAGAGGGCCGATTGAGAATATGAATCTTAACCAGCCTGCTGATATAGCTGCAGAGGAGTTTGCGCGTGGATTAAAGGAAGGCCTTGAAGCAGTTGATGTGGACAGCCGGCAGGTTGAGGAAGAACCGGATCAGGGGGAAGAGGAAACCGAAAACCAGGAGGAACCTTCTATTCTTGAAAACTTTACGGCTGTTAATGTGTTTAGTGAAGACGTAAAAGCTGGAAGCGAAGAACCGGAAAAAGAAGGAGACTCTCCAAAAGCACATTCCCGGGGGAAAGCTTACGGAAAGTGGGCCGAGTATATGGGGAGAGCGCTTTCGACAGCTGAGCAGAATCTGGTTATCAAGGGAATGACTGAGGAGCATTACTCCCTGAGTCAGATAGCGAGCGTTGTCCGGCTGTCTCAGCCCACGATATGCAACAGAAAGAAAAGAATGAAAGAAGAGGGTGAATTATCATGAAAAAAACTTTTAAAGCAATCACAGCAATCATTATCGCATTGACATGCATGGCAACGCTGGTTGTCACGGCACAGGCTGATTCAAAGTACATTGAGAGGACATTTACTTATGGCCGTTACTCCCCGACCGTGGTCATCCACCATCCTGTATATAACTGGGTGTTGGAAGCCAAACCTGACGGATCTCTTATCTGGGCGAAGCCCAAAGGGACCAATGCGCAGTTGTGGGTCATCTTTCCGACCGAATACAAAGGCTATTATGCTTTCCGGGAATTTAACAACGGCGGATGGCAGCAGCGATACATCACATACACTCCAAAAGGCTTCCGGCTTGCTTTCCCGGGAGTGAACAAGGACGGCGGGGAATTGGTCAAAGCGACGCAGGCTTACCGATTTTCCTGGCGGACAACTCATAAGTGCGGCGGAAAGACGTTCAAGAATGTATGGTGTCTATTCTGTAAGGAGTCAAGACTCAATATGTGTGCCGGCGGCTGGGGCGGTTTCCGACTCGAACAGACGAACGCATAAGTAAGTGAAAGGAGAGCAATGTGATGGAGCAGCTTTTTTGGGAGTATTTCCGGGATTGGATTGATCTTTATAAAGATGGAGCTGTCCGGAATGTGACTTTAAAAAAATACACAATGGCTTTGTCATGGGTGCAAAAGCTGCTCCCTGACACAAAGGTCAGCGAGCTTGATAGAAAAACGTATCAGCTGATGATAAATAGATATGCAGAAGAACACGAGCTTACAACTGTTAAGGACTTTAACACACAGGTCAAGGCATGTGTCTCGGATGCTATAGATGACGGACTTATAGCAAAAGACCCGACAAAGAAGATTGTCTTGAAGGGCAGAAAGGCAAGCGATAAAAAGCCGAAATTCCTGAATCAATATCAGTTGCACATGCTTTTGGATGACCTGAATCTTGGAGATACTCCGAGTTGGGATTGGCTGATCCTGATTATTGCAAAGACTGGGTTAAGATTTTCCGAGGCTATGGCGCTTACTCCGAAAGATTTTGATTTCACGAATCAGCTTCTTTCGGTAAGCAAAACATGGGACTACAAAGAGGGCGGCGGATTTGCCCCCACGAAAAACAAGTCATCCGTACGAAAGGTCCGAATAGACTGGCAGCTGGTGTCAAAGGTCTCTGCTTTGATTAAAGACCTTCCGGCGGACAAGCCCATTTTTGTGAAGGAAGGGAAAGCTGTTTATAACTCGACGGCAAACGATGTTTTAGAACGGCACTGTAAAAAGCTTGGAATCCCCGTGATATCAATTCACGGGCTCAGGCACACACATGCATCTATTCTGCTGTACGCCGGGGCGTCCGTCGCCAGTGTTTCAAGAAGGCTTGGACATTCAAACATGGCGACAACGCAAAAGGTTTATCTGCATGTAATCCAGGAATTGGAAAATCAAGACGTCGACCTGATGATGCGTGCAATGTCGGCAATATGAGGATGATATGAAAAGTACGGAGATTCAGAAGTTAACGAATACGCTCATACAATTGCAGCATGAGGCGGAATACACAGGCGAGAAGGACCCTTTTCGGGCATTTTGGGCGGGATTTGATACAGCAATAGAGCTGGCATTCAAGGCGATCCGGGAGACGCTGAAAGATAGTGAGGTAGAACGGGTCGCAGCTCCAAAGAAGGAGCGCGAAATAACTTCCGCCGCATATATACGTGCGCAGTCACAGATGGATCGGGACGTAAAAGCGTGGATGGGAGGTGATTGAATGAAAGAGATCTGCAAGAATTGTGAGCACTGCAAGCCCACGTATAAAGGCGGACTGTGCGACCGGACCGGGAAAAAGACGAAACTGACCAAGGAAGGCTGCGAGGATTGGAGGCCGAAGAAATGATACTCGAAGAGGCGATTGAGCACGCCGAGAAAGCGGCGGGCGATTACGAAAAGATGTCGCATGAACACTACTTTGATCACGAAGAAATGGAAAAATACACTCTTCAATGCCGCCAGTATGCGGAATGGCTCCGAGAGCTGAAGGAAAGACGGGAACAGCCAGAGGTTGTCCACTGTGGAGATTGCAAGCATTACAAAATCGACCATCCGACCGCAAACGGCTATCACTGTTGCTATCGGTGTCATAATATTTTCCCAATGAAGGAAGATGATTTTTGCAGTCGGGGAGAAAGGAGAAACTGATGTATGAGCATCTGGAAACGAAAAATGTAATAGCCCGAAAGATGCACGTGTGTGACTGGTGTAATCAGGCGATTGCAAAGGGTGAAGAATATGAGCGCCAGAAATTCAAATACGATGGGCGGATTGATACGTGGCACGCACATCTCGCGTGCAGCCGGGTAGCCTCCGCCATCTGGGATTATGCAGACCCCGACGATGGGATGGACAGCTGGGAGTTTGACGAGAATTGTTGTGAGGTCTGCAAGGAATTCATATGCCCTGATTGCTCGGAATGGAACAAAGAGTATGGAGAGTGCGAAAAAGACGAGTCGTACTGCATAGATAGGATGGATGATTTCTTCAAGACGCATGAGCTGTATCGGGCAGACATAAAAAGTTATTGGGGAATCTGGAAATGCAGAGAGAAAGGAAAACGCGAATGACATATCTTGAGCACATCCGCAATATGGATGACGGGCAGCTTGCCTACTTTCTGAATGCGATACAGCCGGAAATTGAATTATGGCTATTGGCTATGGAACGGGCATTGAATTATCACTATAACGGTCCTGATGTTTACCATGGATTAAACGGCGATGCGAGAAGCCTTATGCACATCATGTATAAAGACTACGACCTCGAAATGCAGAGGATAGAGGACAAATATAACCCCGGTCATCACGTACCATGGGAAAAGGAAGTGCATCCTTATAAAGGGAAGCATGATGAGGAGGTGATTGAATGAAATTCCGGGAGAAGTTAAAGCAGGAGCACCCAGAAGAGGTAAGAAAAATATATATTGGCGGATGCAAGGGTTGTCCCTCAGATTATGGTTATGAACCAAAGCAGATTAGATGTCCGGCAACGACCAACACAATGCAGTGTGAAGAGTGCTGGGACAGGGAAATTCCAGAGGAGCAGGAGGACGAGCCGTGCTCGGAAAGAGACGAGAAGTGTCCGCTCGATCATTTTCGTGAGGTCACGAAAAACGATGTTTCCGACGCAAATGTCGGGAACAGTTCGGAAATCCCGAACAGCTCAGACCTTATCAGCAGACGAATGCAGGGTGAGCATATGAGCAAGACAAGAGTTGATTCGTTTGAGGACGCGATAAACATAATCAATGATAATACGTATCTGAACACAGAAAATGTTAGGGTGATATTGCTGTCAGAAATCGCAAGCAGCCTTGCCGTGATAGCTGACTGCATGACGGAAAAGAAGGACGGTGATGCGGAATTGCTGTCTGAATTGCAGGAAAGACGCAAGCAGCCGGAGATAATCCGGTGCGGTGAGTGTAAGCACAGAAAGATTCGAGGCGTTGACGGATTCTGCGATCACATTACAGGCGAAGAGATTATGGTGCGGAAAGACGAATACTGCTCGTGGGCGGAAAGGAGAACCGAATGAGTGAACTGCGAAGCAACTTAGACTGGGCGGGCGAATTTCAGACAATGGCAGAAAAGATGCGTCTTTGCGAATCTGAAGAACAGATGTATCAGACATTGCGAAAATTCAAAGAGCAGTTTTTCAATTCTGAATATGGCAGACTGAGCCGAGCAAAAAGAATGAAGCGAGGCTTTCGGTGGGGATGGGGAGATGCGGAAAGGAGAACCGATGGAT